GCCGCCTCATCGTTCCAATGTCTTACGGCATTAGCAACGATAGCCACATTAGTGACCAGATAAGAAACAAAAATAAAGGTGCGTATCCAAGCAATAGTATCAGATTCTCGGTCGCATTTAGTTGGTTTCTCTCCAAGTGCTTTAGCCCATAAACGCCAGATTGTTTTCTTTTTCATCGACCAAACTTACGATCCATACGGAGTTTGATGTAGTACATCCCAATCACCCACAGGGAGAAGAGGAAACCCTCTCCATACCCCATGGTGTTCCATGCGTGAACAGCTTCTCCCATCACTCTTCAGCCAGTTTCTGGAAGTAGGACATAGCGTCATCCTCATCTTCATCACTGTAACCACCACCAACTGCAACAGGTTCACGGTTGAGGTTGTTCAGTTCACCACGGAGATCATCAGTGAGTTCACGGGCGGAACCACGGAAGTCATCTTCATCAGCAACTTCTTCGGCAACAGGACGACGAGCAGGAGCAGCGTTACCCAGAACATTGTCCAGACGCTTCTTCAGAGTCTCATAGTCCTTGAACTGATCAGCAGCAACCAGTTCTTGCAGCGAATACTCTTTCTTCCAGAGAGCTTCCAGTGCATCATCATCACCATCCAGGAGTGCAGAAGGACGGGCAAACTCAGAACTGTCATAGTTCCAGTAACCTGCAACCTTCTTGATCTTGATCTTGAAGTCAGCACCCTGCCAGAAATCAAAGGGGTTGATGGGATCTTCGTCTTCGAACTCAGGTTGCATCGCAGCCATCACCTTGTCGAAGATCTTCTTACCAAACTTGTACAGGAACACACGACCCTCGTTCTGAGGATTGGCGGGATCCTTCACAACATAGATGTTGGAGTAGTAGGAAAGCTTACGTTTCTGTTTCCGTGCAGTCTCTTTGTCTGCATCAACACCAGAGTTCCACAGACGGGTGTTGAGTTCGGAGACAGGATCCTTACCACCAGTGGTGGTCAAGGAGTTTTCGATGTACCAACCACCAGGACCTTGGAAGGCGTGGGAGTACATCTTCACCCAAGGGAGATCTTCACCTTCGGGTGCGGGGAGGAAACGGACAACAGCATAGCCGTTACCAGACTTGTCCATCTCAGGTTTCCACAGGCGGTCATCACCACCTTGAGGGGAGTTCATCTTCTCAACTTCCTTGACCAGTTTGGAAGTCAACGAACCCAGCTTGGACTGTTTCTTAAGGTCAGAAAAGGACATTGGATTACCTCGGATTGTTTTGGATTTGGCCTTTGTGGTGGCAGAGTCATCGTACCAGGGGAAAGGGATGGTTGTCAAGCCTTTCCCTTATCGACCATGTTACGCAAGTTCTTAATGGTCATGTGCATGTTGTTGAATAGGTCTCCAGGATCCACCGAACCTGGGAACCCCAGCATTTTAGCTGCGTTCACGATGTTCTCTTTGATCTGTAGTGCTTCGGGATCATCGGAAAGAGAAACTCTTGTGTACATAATGCGTTGTTTCTCAAGAAGACTTTCTAACTTTTCAAGATGTGTATACTGATCTTCCTGCGACATGGCAGGAAAAGCCATTGCATCTTTGTAGATCTCTTCTTGAAGTTCATTGATCTCTACAAGTCCTGCACGAACTTGAGGACTACTTAGAAAACTCATAGAACTTTCTCCTTCAGTATCTTCCTGTAACGAAGCACGTCAATATTTAGAAACGCACCATACTTCTTGATCTTGAGGGAAACCGTACTCCAAATTGGATCATCCAGTTTCTTATCAAAACGTTTTACGAAGCCCAGAATCTTGTCCAGAATGATGAGTGTCTCGATTGAGATCTCCTTTCTCAAATAAGCTTTCAAGATCTTCGGGTGTTGGCCTTCAGTATGGAAGTAACTGTCGAAATTATCTCTTGTAAAGATTGTTTCAACTTCGTTTCCGAATAGGTAGGACAAGGATTGGTTTCGTTTTTGCCATTCCTTGAAGTTGGTTTCTCCATTTTGAATAATTTCTCCTATCCAGACTTTACCAGGATCTTCACTAGAAATAAAGTTTGCGATGAAATACTGTATGATTTCATCATCATCTTTTTTCCGCGACATCCTCTCAAAAAAATATCTGTCACGTCTCTTATTAAAAGACGCAACAGATGCACGGGATCTTCCACCGTATTTTACATAATCATAACTTTCCTTGGTGAAGTGATTCTTCATCGCAAGATAAGTTTTATAGCAATCAAAGGGTGACACTTTCACAGGGGCAATCGTGCGCGTGATGTACGTTTGAGGAAGTTGAGTTCAATGGCCTCAGCCTTGATTTTTTCTTTCAGTGGTTTACTGATCAACTTACCCACAGATTCTAACTCAATCTTGTTGTCATCGCAATAATGAACAATCGCATCAATGTAGTTCAAGTCATCATTGTGTTTTACAAGATCTTCAATGTCTTGGGTAAATTTTGTTTGACAAAGAAATTTTTCTTTGAGTGCCTTGTCTAGGTCCTTATTCATTGGAGAGCTTATGAGTAACAAATTCTTTAATGTATCGAACTAATAACTTAATATACTCGTCTTTGTTTCTTTTGTCAAACACCTTAACTTCACCAGAGGAAGTTGTCATAATTGTGATCAACTTTTTGACTGGAATACCAGTCATCTCATAGTACATACATGCGTATGCAGTTTCCTGAACGAAGTAGTTTTCTAACCACTTCTCTGGTTTAATTTTGTCTGAAGTTTTAAAGTCAATGACAGCAAGCTCGCCGTCATACTCCGCAATACAATCAACACGACCAGCAATACCGAAGTACTCAGAATAAAGGGTACGCTCAATAGCATGTATATTATCAATGCGATCAAGGAATGGTTTCGCGGAGTGGAACATGAACTGGGTTGCTGGGAGATGGTTTTCCCAGAGGAGTTCTTTACCTTCAAGATAAGACTGTGCCGCTTCATGGAAATCAGTACCCCTTGTGGTGGCTTTCTTAGTGATACGATTAGCTTCTTCCTCACCAACTTTCTTCCTCCAGTTAATGAAGGTTTGTCGGTTATAAAAAGAGGTGACTGAAGTGATTGAAGGCACCCAGTCACCATTTGGAAGAAGATAGAGACGACAACCTGCGGTTTCTTTTTTCTCTAGTTCAACGTCACCCAGATAATTATGATAAGTTCTTTGCATTAGAGACCCAAAGCCATTTTCTTCATGATGTACTCGCGGACTAAACCAGAACGAACGATGTCATCAACACCAAATTCAACCATCTCAAAAGATTCATTCATCTGTTCGATGATCTTCATGAAGTCAAGAATACCGTTCTTTTCATAAGTTTTCTGAAGGTCAGTTTGAACTGCGTCACCACAGAACATGATCTTACAGTTTTCACCCACACGGGTAATTATACTATCAAGTTCGTGGAAATTCAAGTTCTGAGCTTCGTCAATCAAAAGGATCGCATCGTCAAACGTAGTACCACGAAGGAATGATGTGGACCAGAATGAAATCGTTTCCTGAGACTTCAGGTTACCATAGAGCATTTCAAAGTCTGCATCACTTGGCATTTCGAACATGTACTTAACCATGTTCTTGTAAGGGATCTGATAGAGAGCTGATTTGTCTTCATGATCTCCAGGAAGAAAACCAATCTCACGAGTTGCAACCAAAGAACGAACGATGTAGATCTTCTTGTAAGGAGTGTACTCATTCAGGACATCTTTGAGCGCATTGTAGAGTGCGATAAAAGTTTTACCAGTACCAGCGCATCCATAAGCAAAGATGTTTTTACCCTCTGCATATGCATCAAACAACTTTTCTTGATTAGGAGTAAGTGGTTCGATATCAACCAATAAATCTGTGTTAATTGGCTTCTTTCGCTTCATCTGTTTGGCAGTCATGCCAATACCAATGGGTTCAGAGGACTTCCTTTTTCTAGCCATACTAGGTAATCTTTCTAACTTTGGAACCAGGTGCTTTTGAGGCTTTGTTGAGGACTTCGTTCCAGCCTGGATTTCTGGAGACAAGTTTGTTCCTCCAATCTCCCACTTCTGTTGCCATGGGAGCAGTGGAAGGATCAGACCAGTCTCTAATCCAACCTGGGTTGTCTTCTAACCACTGATCCCAGACAGTGAAACTCATTGTCACTTCTTTTTGTTCGCCAGTCTCTACATTAATAACAGGATATGTTGGCATAATAAATGAGGGGGGATGTTCGTATTTATTAGAGCCAATTGAAGTTAATATTAAATCTACCACTTTGATCTGATGTAGTGGAAGAATTATGTTGAACAGATGGATCAAAAAACAAAATACGATTTTCAACAGAATCTATTTTAGTACCATCACTCAATCTTGTAAACCCATCACAAGTATTCAACGAAAAGATTGCGCCATAATGTTTCCACTCATAGTCAACGTGTGGAAGATGTTCTTCAACTACAGGAGTATTTGGATAGAAGTTGGCTTTGATTCGTATTAGAGATTTGTATTCTTTGAGTTTTGGTGAAAAAATTTCCCACACACCATTGAAAAAGTTGGACATTGGTCTCTCCCAGTCATAAAAGACATGAGTGCCATACCAATTCCAAGTTGTTTTAACATGATCATCATCAGAAGCTACTGTGGGATTGAGAAAGAATGGCGTATCTGGATTAAAAACCAGAAGATTTTGAACATATTTCAGTTCATCTTCTGATAGAAAATTTTCAACTACTTCGTAGTCCATTCAAGGGCCTCTGCAACAGTAGGAAATTGTTCGACGAATACTTCTTTACAAGCTTCTGCAACTCGCATGTGTTCCAGTTGAGTTCCATTTGCAGAACGGAGATTGATGTAATGAATCCAACTGCGGCAAGAGCCGCTCATGTAGATACGAGTAGGAGTACACAGAGGAAGAACATTACGAGCACACTCTTTTGCAACTCCACGATCCAACATCTGTTGATAGAGAGACATGGAAGAGGAGAACAGAGTATCCATCTGTCGGGTCAAAAGATCAATAGTTTCTTGATCCAGGTCATCAATAGAATTCTGACGATTCTTCGTGTCCTGACGACGGAGCTCTGGAAGGGGGATCTTCTTCGAGAGTAGGGAACTATCAGCATACCGTTGAGAAAACTCTTGAAATGTAAATGAGCGGTGACGCAAAATTTGGGCCGCGATAGCCCTAGTGGTTTCAATCTCAAGAGTCATGAAAGATTGTTCAAACACACTCCAGTGGTTATGTTTGATGCAGTAACGCAGAAGACCTGCATAGTTATCATTGTCTTGATTGGCAGGATTACTCACCCGTGCCACATAAGCCATGGTTTGTTCTGCATCAGGAGTCACAGATACAAGTTTGACAGTCATTAACACTCCTCACAATTGGTTTCTTGATGTTGTTTGCGAATCTTCTTTACTTCCTTCAGTTCTTTTTTGATCATCTGGTAAGCAGTCTCAGAGTCTATCTTATCACCTATTTCCATGGCAACAATGATATCAATTCTAGTTCCGAAATGTGATAAGGCTTTTTCGAAACAATCTAGATCTTCATACATTTCTGCATCTCCCGTAGTCTGTGTAATAGGCTTTGTAAAATGCAACTACACCAGCAGAAATCTCATTACCTTGAGAGACCCAATCATGAGCACACTCATAGATTGATTGTGGTGAGTGTTTTGGTGATCCATCTTCATTGAGTTCACTACCGTATCTCTCAAGGAGAATACTTAGAACTTCTTGTCTCAGTTTCATTCGATCGTCACTATATCTCCAGTCAGTTTCAATTGATTTAACCATCTCTAAAACTCAAAAATTGACTAATACAAATTCTACCCTGTTTTTTAAACATATCACCCTCAGACATCTCAACTTTATCAACAGAGTGATTAATCATTGAGGGAATAATTAGTGTCCTATTGTTCAAACACTCAATTTTAGTAACATTATCTTCATAATGTAGATTTACATTCCCTCCATTGAATTTTTTTGGCTCATTAAACAACCAGGTCAACATCGTAACTATGCAATGATCGTAATGTCGTTCATAGTAGTTACTGTCTTCATAATATGAAATTAGAGTTGTGTCATAGTTACACATGAACTCTTTGAAAAACCAATTGGGATGTTGTTTAAGAAAAAACATCTCATTAGACAATAGTTTTCTATTGATACCAAGAATGTTGGATGTATTTCTATTTGTATAAACATCGTCTAAAAATAGACACATGTTATTTTTCTTTGGTGTCCCGTCTGATCTCAGAGCAGAACTAGTAGTTCCTGGGTCACCCTTTAATTTATGTGGATGACATAAAAAATTAAGCTCTTCCCAGATTAAATTTAATTCAAATTTATCATAGGTATTATCAATGATGATGTAAGGAAATTCATTCTCTAAGTATTGTATCTTCATACAATCAGTCTGGGTAGCCATCATCATCGTCCCACACCTCATCGTAATCATGTACTGTTGGTGAAGTGTATGCTTCTGTATCTGAGTACACTTCTGATTCTAGTTCTTCTACAACCTCTTTAAGAGCGGCTAAGAGAACTTTAAGTTTAGCTTTGTTCATGTCCCTTGAACCCTGGCAGAGTTATTCTATCTAGGTTTGGGTTTCTTGTCAACCCTTACCAGTTTCTCCCAGCCCTTGTAGTGAGGATCGGTTCTTA